CACCCTACTAATGACCACCCACGTTTTGAGAAATATTTATTTCTATTCTTTTTTACATAGGAAATTATTTCGATCCCATCTTCATAAAATTCACGTATTTGTTCAGGTGTGCTGAAATGGATATTTTTGTTTGATTTATAGGCATCAGCATAACATTTTCTTAAACGTTCTTCAAAATCCTCTTCTAAATCTATTCTATCTGCCTCAGCACCACTTTTATTATACATCACATCCAAATACATTTGGAGAGTTTCGTGTACAGCCGTACCAAAAGTCATATGGATGCTCTGTTCTCTAACTTTATGACCATCCCTATAATTTAATGCCCATTTTTTAGGACATTGAGTATACATGGATAGTTGTGAGTATGAAACGTTTTTTTCAAATGCGAAATTAACAGGATCTGGAGGGTTATTTTGGATATCCCTTACAACTTGTGGTACTTTTTTCTTCTTTCCCAAACTATTTTTTCCATTTATTACGACCTACTAAAAGACCGATTATTCCATAATTGGCAATATCAATAAATGTATCTTCCATACCCTCACCAACAACAAACGATCTACCATTAATTAGGAGATTTTTTAAACGGGAAATTTTATCAGTTAATCTAATACATAACCCAGTTAGTGAAAATTGTTTATCATCGCTGTTATTAACAATATCTCCACCTAAAGCAATGTTATTCAATCCATAATCCATATGTTTAGCTGCAAACATTGCATACATTTCTATTTGAATTTGTTTGAATTCTTTAGATAGCTCTGGGTATTCTTTTTCAAATACTTTAATTGTTGATTTTTCTGAAATGTCTGAGTTATTGTTTTCGTCTATCATTTGTTGTTCGAGTATTTCGTCCCACTTGTTTATTGAGTCTCCCATGTTTTATGTTTTTATATGCCGTGAATATACGAACAATGTTTGGGTTCTCCTACCCTTTTATGGTTTGTTTTTTAGAAAAATATTTATCTAATGCTGCTAATCGATCGTCAGCATCAACTAACATGATAAGTGCTTCTTCGGCATTTTTATAAAAATCTGTGGTTGAATGGTCACCAATACCCGCCGGATGGTTTTCTAGTAATTCTAATGTAAGGAGTGCTTTTGATTTATCAGCAATGGCTGATGTTTTAAGCATATCTACTAATTTACTCATAACTTTGCTTCTTTAATTAATTTATTAACTTCTTTATCTTCTACCCCCATTCTAAAAAGAATATCTTTACATCCTTCTTTTTTAAGAATATCAACATAGTGATCGGCTTCGCCTAAACCACAATCTAGGTATTCAGCTATATACTCAGCTAATTCTTTGTAATTTCTTTTCTTTTCGTTTTTTATGTATTTAAGCCAGAGTTTCTTTCTTGGTATCATTTCTCGGTAGATGGTATAAATTTGTTTTTTACTTTGTGGGTTAGTCTTTTGAACATAGTTCACAATATCAATGTAACCCATATTCATCGACACATATCTATGTATCATGTAAGAATTCCACTTATCCCACGAAGCTTCCGAGAAAGAGTTAGGATGAGATTTTTTTACTGTAATCTCATCTAACCATCCAAAAATATTAGAAACTTCTATCTTATCCATCAATCATGTGATCTTCATAATCTTTTCTTAACTCAGCTGGTACTGTATCTTTTAGTAATTTTCCTGAAATAGGATCATAAAATACTGGAATAGGCATTACAGCATCCTCATCAGCCCCTACTACAAATTTAGAAACTCTACGTAAAATTACTCCTTGTTGGAATACTACATTTCCTTCTTTAGTTTCTACTACTGTAGTGTTTTTTAAATCTATATTAAGATTCATTTGTTTTTCTTGATCGTTCATTTTTATTTGTTTTTATTAGTTATTTTAATTCAATTAATTTAGCAATTAAAGCTAAACAATTTATTTCTTTATCAATACGGAAGTTAGCTTGGTATGAATACTCATTGATATAAACTGCCACCATGCCCTCGCTTCCAGGGGCAAATTTAGAAGAATTATCAAAGAGGTAACGATAAAGTTCTTCAAAATCTTTAACGTTTGCATTAGCGATAATTTGTCTAATTTCTTTCCAATTAGGTTTTGCATTAGATAATAATTTAAGAACTTGATTCATGTAGTTAGATGATACAAGTATTGATTTATCAATTATAAGTTTACTATCCTGAGTAGAGAGTTGGATAGTATTGAGACATTTTCGCAAATCTGGGTAAAATTGATTTACAATAGTTTTAATATCATCTAACTCAAACCCAGTATTTTCCTCACCTAAAATCCAAGCAATGTGTTTAGCAACATCTGATTTTGATGGGGGGACTATTTTTAATACTTGACAACGTGATTGTAGAGGATCTATAATACGTTCAACATAATTACAGGTCATTATAAACCTAGTGTTACGTGAAAATGTTTCAATAACATTACGAAGAGATGCTTGAGCCTGAATAGTAAGGAAATCCGCTTCATCTAAAATAACCACTTTAATAGGTTTAAAACTAGCTGTACTTGCAAATCCCGATACTTTATCTCTAATAGTTTCAATACCTCTCTCATCACTCGCGTTAATGTAAAGATAATCACAGTCAAGGTTTTTAACAATAAGTTTAGCTAATGTAGTTTTCCCAGTTCCAGCCGGACCATAAAATATTAGGTTTTGAATATCATTTTGATTTAGATATTGGTTAATAGTCTTTTTGATATGCTCATTACCTACATAATTTTCCAGTTTAACAGGTCTAAACTTTTCAACTAATAATGTATGTTCTTTATTTTCCATAACTTAAATATACGAAACCTTTTATTAATAACCAAATTAAATTCCCTGCTTAAATTCCCCATATAACGAATACATTTTAGGTTCTTCTTTTTTAACCTCGTATTCATGTTCTTGTATAGCATAAAGCTTACTATCTAATGGATCCAATCTATAAGCACCTTTAAAGCCGGTTTGGTGAAAAAATGCTTCTAAAGCATCTGTAAGCGTTTTAAATACTTCTTTTTTAGGATCACCGACTAGAGCCCACCTGTCTCCAGGTACGACTCTAGTTGCGATCAACTCATTATGTTCTACTCTTTCTTTATTCATAATTAATACATTGCATCTGGTGTAGGAGCATCTTGTTTAGGATGGTCAACTACAACACATTCTGTAAGTAAAATTGTTCCTGCTACTGATGCGGCATTTTCTAATGCTGTTTTTGTTACTTTAGTTGGATCTAAAATACCAGCTTCTTTCATATTTACAACATTTCCAGTTTTAAGGTTATAACCAGTCCATGCATCTTTATTAGCATCTACTAATTGATATTTACCAATCATTTGAGCGTCAGTTGGCGTATAACCTGCGTTTAACAGTATTTGTTCGAATGGTTTACCACAGGCCTCGTATACTATTTGGGAGCCTATACCTGCATTGTTAATAGCTTCACGGGCATATAATAATGCAGCTCCCCCACCAGGAACTATACCACCTTCTAGTGCTGCTTTTGTAGCATGTAGAGCATCATCTACTCTATCCTTTTTTTCCCTCATTTCAACTTCAGTCATTCCGCCTACATGGATAATAGAAACGCCACCTACCATCTTAGCAAGTCTATTTTGTAATTGTTCTGTTATAAAAGGAGTATCTGATTTTTCAATCTGGGTTTGTAATTCGCCAACTCTTTGATTAATTGATTCTTCATTACCTTTACCATCAACTATTGTTGTTTCCTCTTTAGTAATAGTAACTGTTCTTGCTTCCCCAAACCAATCATAAGAAAACTTATCAAGTTTCATTCCTTTATCTTTATCAAACACTGTACCTCCAGTTAGAGTTGCAATATCTTCAAGGATTAATTTTCGTCTATCTCCAAAATCTGGGGCTTTGACAGCTGCTACTTTTAAGATACCTCTTGCTTTATTAACAATTAAAGTAGCAAGTGCTTCTTGGTCAATATCTTCAGCAATAATTAGTAATGATTTGTTAGTACTTGAAACATTTTCCAAAATTGGAAGTAACTCCTTAACTGTTGTAAATCTATGATCTGCAATTAAAATTAATGGGTCTTCTAAAGTACAAGACATTGTGTTATTGTCAGTAACAAAGAAATGAGATTTGTAACCTCTATTAAATTGCATACCTTCTACTGTTTCAAGATAAGTTTCACCTGATTTAGATTCTTCAATATGAACAACTCCATCACGTCCCACTTTTTCAATGGCCGTAGCAATTAATTTACCAACTTCAACATCATTATTGGCTGATATAGTAGCAATTTGTTCTAATTGTTCTTCACTTGAAATTTCTTGTGAAATGTTTTCTCTAACATAGGCTACAACCTCTTTAACAGCTACATCAATTCCTCTTTTGATTTCTACTGCATTTTCCCCATTATTGAGGTGTTTTAATCCAGCTTTAACTAATTCTCTAGCTAATAAAGTTGATGTTGTTGTTCCATCACCTGCTTTTTCAGCTGTTTGTAAAGCTGCTTCTTTAACCATTTGAACTCCTAGGTTCTGGGTTAAATCCTCAACCATAATATGTTTGGCTACTGTTACACCATCTTTAGTGTGGATTGGTTTACCTGTTCTATCAGTTCCAGCTAAATCAATTAATACATTTCTTCCATTGGGTCCTAAAGTACACACGACAGCATCTGCTAGTGTATTAATACCTTTCATTAATTCTTCTCGAGCTTCAGGGCCGAATTTTACTATTTTTTTCATATCTACAGGCATAATTTTATTGGTTAATCTTTGCTAAAATTTGATTTTCAGGTCCTACAAAATATTCCTCACCATCATAAGGTAATTTTGTAAATCCTTGAGTAGGTAAGACTACTACATCCCCTACTTTACTAATTGTGGGAATAAATTCTCCCATTAAGGTGTTTTGGCCTGGGCCAACAGACACAACTTCACCTGTTTGATTCTTTTCACTTCCCATATCTGGGACGATGATTGAGCCATAATTTGTTTCCTCAGTTTCTAGAGGTTTGACAATAACGGCATTAAATAATGCTTCTAATTTCATAATCCTTTGTAGTTTTGTAATTTTTGTAATTCAGTTAATAATACTTCCCATCTTTCGACATACTCCCTAATACTCGAGTAATGGTCTTTTTCATTGCTTAGTTTTTCTTTTGCTACTTTTTGTAAAGCAGCACCAAATGAACTATAATGTCCTTGAGGTTTTTCATAAACTGTTCCTATAACCCCTTTCTCTAAAACATCACCAGCTCTAGTTTTTTTCGGGGCAACAGACTCATACACAGTGTAACAGTGAGCATCTTTCCCTATAAAATAGGGTTCTAAAAGTGGGTCTTTAATTGTTGTTGACATATAACTTTATTTATTTATTTGACGTCAATATACGAAAAATATTGCGTTAGGACACGCTATTTTAACGAAACTTTTATTTAATTTTAATAGTTTTTGCTTTTTTAGATTCCGCAATTGGAATAAAGAGATGGAGCAAACCATCTTTCATTTCTGCTTCTAATTTCTCAAGTTCGAATTTAGCTGCTACTTTATAACCTAAGTTAAAAGATCTTTTAGCTAATCCTTTATAGATATAGCCACTATAATCTTCATCTTCT